AACCGAACTCTTTCCCAAGCGCTATATAGGAGGCCGTGGCAATTGGTTCTTGATACTTCCTCAACGGTCAGGCAAAAGGCTCGCATGAAATTCGCGTCGGGTTTGCCCATAACTGAAGCTGAGCGCGTCGCAGACGAGGCGGCGTTCCGTACAAAATTAGCGCGTGATTTAGTGCGCCGCCGCGCTGTCCACAGCCTCAAAGCCTACGAAATTCCTCCGTCCGATCAAAGCAAAGCGCTCGATAAGCGCCGTTTGGGCGAGTCCGACGACGCCTGACGGCTTGACGGGAACACTGGGAATCGCTTTAACTCACCTCGCGCCCCTCCCGGCGTCCTTTGTGGTGTGGCTTAAGTAGGCTCCTGCTGCGAACGGAACGGCCATATGGGGCTTCTCATGTGGCCGTTTTCGCGTTATGAGATTGTGGCACAGTGGATTCAGCGGATTCGTCCATGGGAAAGGTTACGGCGGCGGAAAAAGGTACAAGCCTTGTGGTTGCCGGTGAACCGAAAGCGGCGGCCGGTGCCAAGCCTTTGCGCAATGCGCGCCATGAGCGATATTGCCAACTGCGCCAATTGATGCGGCCCAAGGCCGACGCCTATCGTCAAGCCTTCGATACCGAGGAGGGCTATAAGGATCACGCCGCCAACGGTAACGCCTGTAAGCTCGAACGGCGCCCCGAGGTCCAAGACAGAATCAATTTCCTTTGCCGGCGCGACGACGACGAAACGCGGCTGCTCAAAGCGCGTCGCCTTGAGGAAATGCTTTGGACCATCCACGAGGTCAATGTCGCCGATATGTGGGAGATGGTCGAGGTCGAAAAGCGCGACGGCAAAGGCAATCCAGTTCTGGACGTGGACGGCAAGCCAGTGATGAAACTCGTGCAGCGGCCCAAACCGATCCACGAAATGTCCGAAGAAACCCAGCGCGCAGTCGAAGCCATCACGATCAACGAAGCGGGCTTTGTGATCCCGAAACCTTATTCGAAGCTTCAAGCCAACGTCGAACTGCGGAAACTCTTGGGCATTGGCACGCTGTCGCGCGATGACGGGGACGTGGGCCGTCTATCCGACGCTGAGCTTGTGGCACAACTGGCGCAGCAGGCGAAGGAACTGGGGATCGAGATTGATTTGAGTTATAGGTTTTAGGTGGCCCGCGCCAGCAAAACGAAACCGCGAGACTATCCGGCAATCTTTCGTTATTGGGAACCGGAGCACGACTATCTGTGGGTTGAATGTTACGATCAACCGTTAATCAGCAAGTTTATACAATACGGCATCGCCGTGAATGAGCGGGCGCGCTGTGTGTTGCCGCATCACTTAAGCCCGCAATGAACGCCCCCTTTGCTAACGACAAGCTGCAACGCTTCGGCAAAGCCTACGCCGAATATTTCGCCCGCGTCGCCAAGCACCAGCAGTCGCAACGCGGCTGGTACGATGATGACGGCGTGCGCCAAGGCGGCCTCATCGCGTTCGTGCGCTATTTCTGGCATGTGCTGGAACCGGAAACGCCGTTCGTCGACGGCTGGCCGCTTTGGGCCATGTGCGAGCATTTGGAGGCCGCCACCTTCGGTGAGATCAATCGCCTGCTCATGAACGTCCCGCCCGGCTTCATGAAGTCGATGTTGACCGACGTATTCTGGCCGGCGTGGGAATGGGGGCCGATGAAGAAAACCCATTACCGCTATATCGCGTTTTCGTATTCGGCATCGCTGACGGAGCGCGACAACGATCGCTTCCGCACGCTGATAACATCGGCGCAGTATCAGAAGCTTTACGGCCCGATGCGCGTCAAGGTCAAAGCCGAGCAAATGCCGTTCGAGGAACGCGACGAGCTTGGTCAAGTGACGCTGCGCAACAAGACCACGATCAAGGTCATCAACACTGCGACCGGATGGAAACTCGCATCCTCGGTCGGTGGCGTGGCGACTGGCGAGCGCGGCGATCGCGTCATCATCGACGATCCGCATTCGGTCCTTGAAGCGGAATCTGACCGTGTCCGCTCGGAAACCGTGCGGTGGTTCCGGGAATCGATCTCGTCGCGGTTCAACAATCTTGATACTGGGGCGCTGGTCATCATCATGCAGCGGGTGCATTACGACGACGTGTCGGGTGTGGCGCTCGGTCCGGGCTTCGATTATTGCCACTGCATGATTCCGTGGGAGTTCGATCCCGATCGCCAGGGGATTTATGACGAAACGGGCGACGTGATTCCGAACGGCATTGGGTGGACCGACCCGCGTGCGGGCGACACCGAAGATGAAGCGGAAGCAAACGAGCCAGCCTGGACTGATCGCTTTTCAGATAAAGCCATCGCGACCATGCGCGCCGAGATGGGACCTTACGCATGGTCGTCGCAGATGAACCAGGCGCCGGTCCCGCGCGGCGAAGGCATCTTCAAAGCCGAGTGGTGGCAGGTGTGGGAACCGGCGGACGGCAAGTTCCCGATCTTCGAATATGTCATCGGCTCACTGGATGGCGCCTTCACCGAAGACGAGGAAAACGATCCGTCGGGCTTTACGGTGTGGGGCATTTTCACCACGACCGAAGGCAAGCGCGCGATCATGCTCGTGCATGCATGGCGCAAGCATCTGCAATTCTCGGCACCGCGCGTCCATCGGCTCAAAGAACGAACGCAGATTGAAGGTCAATGGTGGCCGGCTGAAACCGTCGTGGTCGGCATGGAGCCTGCGGAAGTCAAGCGCCGCAACGCGATGTTCAAGCGGCGGACATCGGACAAGTGGGGCCTGATCGAGTGGGTGCAGGACACTTGCATCCAGTACAAAGTCGACAAGCTTTTGATCGAAGCGAAAGCATCCGGAATCAGCGCAGCCCAGGAAATCCAGAACCGTTACGGCATCCAGGATTTCGATATTCAACTTATGCCGGTGAAGGGTGACAAGGTCGCCCGTGCGCTGTCGGTGCAACCGACGTTGTCGCAAGGTATGGTGTGGGCACCGGATCGCGACTGGTCCGATATGGTGATAGAGGAAGCGTCGAAATTCCCGAAATTCAAGTATGATGACCTGACCGATTCGATGACGCAGGCGCTGCGTTATCTCCGTGACGTCGGCTTGGCGCAGACCGACGAGGAAGCCGCGGTTGTGGAGCGTGAGGAAGCGATGTTGAAACCCAAGCGCCGCGCCTTGTATCCCGTATAGCGAAAGCGTAGATTCCTATCTTGGGGAGTCGCCAAATCTTAGCGAAAGGCTAGGTTCAATTATGGAAACGTCATCAATCTTCGGATCGTCCGTCTCATCCGCCCCCGCTAAACCCTTGGCGCGCCCGCGCCGCGTCGCGCAACTGTTCATCTGCGACACGGAACCGAGCGTGGACTTGGAATTGTGCCTTGTCTATGCGGGGCTTGCGCATATCACGGAGGCGACCGACGATGAGATGGTCGCGGAGGTCGGGCTCGACAAGCTGCTCGAACTGCACAATGTGCGCCGCGTCAAGATGCTCAATAAGGCGGTGACCGAACACGAGCAATATCTCGGCAAGGTGAAGGCCGAGGAATTGAAAGTCGTCGTTCATGTGCTTGCGGTGTTTTGACCATGACTCCTCAGCAGTTGCTTGACCACGAAATGTCGGTGTTTGAGTTAGGGCGAGCCGTTCACGCTGAACAGGGTGATTATGCTTTTGCGCCGACTGGGGAACCCTATATCACCTTCTGCTGCGGTGGGCCGAAGGCGGAAGGTGAGCGGTCAACCGTGCTTTGTACGACGGGAATTGCAGCGGTTCGATATTGGATGGCGGAATTGGAAAAGTACGCAGCCGGCCGTAAGGGTGTACTCTACTGGCGCGAGCGTCCACTAGTGGAATTTGCAAAAGTCAAATACTCCGCCGTTCCCGAGAATGAGTTTACCATTTGGAGTGTTTATGGTCGACTGCTAATCAGCGAGTTGCCCTGCATTCAATCCGCAAAGCATGACAAGAATCCAAAATATGACGCTCGCGCTGGTGCTGCGGCATGACAACCCCGATCCTCCTATCCCCCAATCCCCTCAACGACGACCAACTCGACTGTATCGAGAAAGTCGCCGAGGTTCTTGAACTGGCGAAGGCCGGTGAAATCTTCACGGTGGGCATCGTCGTCTGCATGAAGAAAGGCTTTGCCACTACCATCGGCGGGACCGATGCTGGGTCGCTCAATCTCGGGCTCGATGCGATGAAGGCGCGGATTCTGGAACGGGTGACGGATGAGGGTGTGAAGCGGGGTGGCGTTAGCAGAATTAAGAGGGTCACATGAGCGAGCGAGATTTTTCCGGAATGATGCGTGGTTGGGCCGCGCTTGATTCGGTGCCGAAAGAATTGCAATCGCTCTTGCGCGATGCGGCTGGTGAAATCGACCGCTTGCGGCAGACAGTGAATGCTCTTGGCATAGCGACAGTCGGACAGTCTTTCGCTGACATGAAAGCGAATATCAAATGCGAGCCGAATGTAACGAATGCGGACGCCCGATAGTGGCGTTGCATCCTGGATGGGGCGGCCGTCGGCTTTATCGGCCCACTGACGACCATGATCTGTGCCAACGGTGTTGGAAGGCGTTAAACGACAGTCGCCGCGCTCGCGAGTTAGAGATGCGGGAAAATAACGATGAATTAAATGGCTGACGCCCAAGGTATTTCCGTCATTGTCGACGAGGACGATCATTCCGTCCGCGTCGACCCCGTGACGGGGACGGTGGAAACCGATCAGCCGGACGGCGGTGTGGTGGTGCAACTTGACGCGCATCGCCCGAAACAGGACGACGAAGACAATCAATTCGACCGCAATCTGGTCGATGAGATTCCCGCCGGAATGCTCTCGACCATTGGCAACGAACTGCACGACGCCATCACCGCCGACGACACGTCGCGCGGCAATTACCTGGAAATCAGCCGCCGTGGCCTTGATTTTCTCGGCCTCGAAATCAAGGAGCCGCGCGCCAACGTCGGCGATACCTCGGCTTCGGTCGAGGGTATGTCGACCGTTACAAATCCGCTGCTGCTGGATGCCTGTCTGAAAGGCTGGGCCAATTCCCAAGCCGAACTGTTGCCGTCCGAAGGTCCGGTCAAGATTGACGATGATGGTGCGGAAGCCAGTCAAGTCGAAGACTCGCTTGCGGACGCCTTCGAGCGTGACATGAATCACTATCTGATGGTCACGGCTTCGGAGTATTATCCCGACACGTCGCACATGCTGTTGTGGGGGGTTTATTTCCGCGGCTCCGGTTTTAAGAAAATCTATCGCTGTCCGATGAAACGGCGCCCCGTTTCGGAAAGTGTGCCGGCCGAAGATTTGATCGTGTCGAATACCGTGAAGGACTTGAAATCCTGCGCGCGCATCACGCACCAGATCAAGATGCGGCCTTCGGTGATGAAGCGCATGGAATTCATCGGGGCATATCGCAAGACGCCGTCGATCGAGCCGACGCCAACGGCGAACACGGTCGACGAAGGTATTGCGGCGATCCAAGGAACACAGGCGACACCGCGGCGGCCGGAAGATCAGCCGTTCAATCTGTGGGAAACCCAGTGCGAACTTGATCTTGACCAGTTCGCGCCGCCGAAGTTCAGGGGCCGCGGTCTGCCGCTGCCCTACATCGTGACGATGGACAAGGATTCGCGCGAGATCAAAGCAATCCGGCGGAACTGGGACGAAGACGACAAGGAATGCGAACGCAAGCGGATGTATGTCAAATATCCGTATGTACCGGGGCCTGGGTTCTACGGCACCGGGCTTCTGAATATCCTCGGCAATGCGTCGAACGCGATGACTGCGGCGTGGCGGTTGTCGCTCGATGCGGCGATGTTTGCGAATTTTCCGTCGTTTCTGGTCGCGAAGGGGGCGACGCGGCAGAACACTTCGGATTTTCGTGTTGGGCCTGGAACCGGCGTCCCCCTTGAGACTGGCGGACAGCCCATCGGAAACGTCGCGAGTGCGATGCCCTACAAGGACGTGAGCGTCGGCATGCTCACGCTGATGGACAAGATCACGCAGCAGTGCCAGTCGCTCGGCGGTTCTGCCGATATTCCGACCGCCGAAGGTGTCGTCAATGTTCCAGTCGGCACGATGCTGGCGCAGATCGAACAAGCCACCAAGGTCATGGCGGCGGCGCACAAGGGGATGCACCAAGCGCAGGCCGAGGAAATCGAACTGATCGTCAATCTGTTCCGGCAATATCCGGAGGATTTCTGGAAAAGCAACAAGAAATGCCCGAAGGGCTTCTGGAACGAACAATTGCTGATGCAGGCTTTGAACGATTGCAATCTCGTGCCGCGATCCGATCCGAATACGCCGTCGCATATTCATCGGGTGGCGCGGGCTTTGGGTTTGGTGCAGTTGACGACCAATCCGGCCGTTGGGCCACGACTGAACATCGATGAGATTCTCACGCGCGCCTTGAATGCGATCGGCGAAAATCCACAAGGGCTGATATTACCGCCGCCCGCTCCGGCGCCTATGCCCGATCCGCAACTGATCGCGGCGCAAGCCAAAGCGCAGCAGGCGCAGACGGGGCAGTTCAAGGCGCAGTCGGATGCGCAGATCGCCCAGCAGGAAGCCGACATCAAACAGGCGCAACTTGGCGCCGAGCAGAACATCGCG